GAGTTAGTGTAACTGATGACAAGAATAGACTAGTCTTTAGGAAAGGTTATAAGACATACTTTATAGATAGAGGAATCCTAGGATACGAAGACAGCAGAATACCTATTACATCTACATCTAGTTTTGGAGATTTTCCAGTAGAATTTTTAGATGATAATATGGTAGACGCTTTAAATTGGACTGCTGCCTCTAAATATAAAATAGATAATGATTTTTATGACTTTATAGATAAGTTATTATACTTTGAAGATGATCGAGGAAAAGCTAAATTCTATAATGACTTAAATGAATATCGTAAGTATATTGCTTCTAGAGGTGATGCATACGAAAGATTTAAAGCAATGGAATGGCTACGTAAAGATAATAAAGCATTTAGCAATCATCCGTTCTTAGATCATCGTGCTCGTATATATGACAGAGGTTTAATAAGTCCTCAATCTGGAGAAACATTCAGACCATTTTTAAATACAGCCGAAGAAAAGGCTTTAGGTGTTGATGGCTTTGAAAACTTTCAAGATCAAGTTGGTTCTTTTTTAGGTGGATTAAATGATACTTTAGAAGGTAGATATAATTCGCTTTCAATTACTGGAAGGCAAAAGATTGCTGAAAAGTGGAGAACGGAACTTGTAAAAGTTGGAAATGCAATGATCAGAAGGAAACCTAACGATATTAGATTTATTCTTGAATCAGATATTGTAGGTCTAATTGAAGGCGAAGACCTAGGAAAGTTTTTAAGATTTGCTTTAGAAACAGCCAAGATAGATAATTATCTTGGAGGTAATTATGGAATGAAGTCATTGCAAAGATTATCTGAATATAAGACTGCTCTTGCATTAGAACAGGATGCCTCATCTTCTGGTGCTCAGATTATTGCATTAACTACTCGTAATAAACAACTTGCTGAATTAAGCAATGTAGTTCCTACTAATCAGAAAAGAAGACTGTATGATGAGATTGCAAATGCTACTTATAATGATCCTAGATTTAGAGAGATTAATAAAAGATTTAATCTAACTGAAAAGGATCTAAGAAAAGCTGCAAAGGCTCAGAACATGGTTACCTTTTATGGTGCTGGTGGAAAGACAGGAGTTTTGAATGTTGAAGGGAAGCTTGCAAAAGTTTTAGATAAACAAGAAAATACTTTAGTTGTCAAGGCAGCAGATAGAGATACTGTATTAAACGAAATATCAGCAAGAGTTGCGCGATATGAAAAATTTGATCCAGATACTGCAAATGAATTAAGAGTATTGAGAGAAAATGTAAAAAATATATTTAACAAAGGTTTAGACCCTGGTGATGATATACTAGAACAGTTGTACTTTTTAGATTCTAAAACAAAAGACTTAGTTGAAAAGATGACTAAGTCGTATGATAAAATAGTTACACCTAACGACTTTAAAGAGATTGCTCAAATAATGAGCGAGCAATTAAGAGATCAAGTTCCCGTATTAAAAGACTTTACAAGGTATTTTGGAAGATTAGCAGAAGATTTTCTTGCTAATTCTAAACCATCAAATAGTAATTTTGATTGGAAGAGCATAGCTAAGATTACTCTACGTGGTAATAAAACTAAAGGCTACACACTCCCAGATTCAATTAGTAAAATACTTGGACTTAAAGCAGGAGAACCTGTTTCAGAAAAAGTGCTTAAACGATTTGGAGATTGGGTTCCTAATGGAACGCTTGATCAAATTATTAATGGCATTGATACGCCAGAAAATAGACGTACTGGTGCTAAATACTTAAAAGTAGATTTCCTAGGACTTAAAACTTTAAATGAATTAGAAATATTCTATGCAAATAAACTACCAAAAAGTTGGACAAACATTCCATGGGTTAACTTCGATGGAAAAGTTATTGAACAAAATTTTACTCAAACATTTGAAGAGCGACTAAGATATAAAGACAAAGACGGTAATTGGTTTGTAAATATTCTTCAAGTTCCACAAAAGACAGAAGCAACTTGGTGGGAACAGTTAATAAATAAATCTGGCAAAATTAATGACATTGCTAATTCTACTAAAGCAAGAACAGCCTTTGCTGTGAATGGAAATCATTCTAACGATGCTGTAATTGTCAAAAGATATCATTTATGGGGTAGAGCAAATAAAATTCCTACTTCTACAATTCATGATGCGTTCTTTGCTAATACTGCAGATATGGTCAAAGGTAGAAATGCACTAAGACAAATATATGCAGAGATGTTAAAGAAGAATGTTATTATTGAAACACTAAATGAAATGAGATCTAGAGGCTTGCCTCAAGCTTTGTATGATAAATATCTTAACGAAGCAATTGATATTGGATTAATTCCAATAGCAGGTAGATCTAGGATTGGTGAAAGGTTACTTAAAGAATCTGATATTTTGACTGATAAAGATATTTTGAAACTTATACCTAAAGGTTTTAAGAATGATTACGGTTGGTACGGTGTTGGTTAATCTCAACCCGTTAAATTAACCCAGGTGTGAATTTTGTTCAATAATATGAATTTAAGTTCATGAAGGAATATATTCTGTAAGTATTGTATACTTGCATTAATTGAGTTGTACTCAAAGGAAAATAAAATGGCTGAAAATCAAGATCAATCAAACGATCAACAAAATGACCAAGAAAACGTTGATGGAAATAAAGATCCATCTGTACAGACCGACTTGCAAAAAGATACTAATCTTGTAGACAAGGTCGTTCAAGAAAAGCTCGATGAGGCACTAAAAGATATTAAGTCAAAACTTGATAGAGCTTATGGTGCTAGAGACGAAGCCCTTAAAAAGGTTTCTGATTTCGAGCAAGCAAAACGTGCAGAGGAACTTAAAAGGTTACAAGAAGAAGGAAAGCACAAAGAAGCGTATGATATGCAAATTGCAGAAGAACGCACTAAACGTGAAGCATTAGAAAAACAGAATGTTGAACTTACGAGAGACATTAATGTTAGAAATGCTTTAGCCAGCTATCCATTTAGAACCGATACTGCATCTGAAATGGCGTATCGTGAAATCATTGGGCAACTTGTCCGTGATGAAGGTGGTATATGGGTGCATAGGTCAGGCGTATCCGTTAAGGATTTCGTAAAGACTTTTGCAGAAGTTGAAGATAATGCTTTCTTATTTAAACCTAAAGTCAATAACGGTACTGGAAATTCTGGTAATAAGCCGACAAACACTTCTAATGATAAGAAATCTCTTTTCGAGATGTCACAAGAAGACGTACTCAAAATGGCCAGAGAAGGTAAACTTCCTGGTAAATAATTTAACTAAGGAAATTTAAATGACTGCTCGTACTAACGTTACTGGCGCTGATAACTTTGTTTTACAAGAAGCAATTAGCGCATACACGGACGAAGCCTACACAACTGCTAGGAAACTCTCTGGCACTGGCATTGTAGGAATGAATCCTAATATTAACACTAACACTGAGACTTTCGTTGGTCAGGTTCGTTGGTTCAAACCTTTGAATCCATCTATCAACATTGCTTCTCTTACTGACTCATCTGCTGGTACTAAAACTAGCTACACTTCTGATTTCGTTAATTATATCAAGACTGTGCGTACGCATGGTGCTGAAAAAGTTAACATGCAACAAATTGTTACCCAACAAGATGGTCTTGCAAAAATTGGTCGTGACTTTGCTGAAACCCGTGCGCAAGATGAGCATAATGGTCTGTTAGCTGTGCTTAAAGGCGTAGCTATCTCTGAAGCTATTAACGGTGCTGCTGCTGGTTCTGGTGCTACTGGCTTAGGTGGTCAAACTTTCGACAACGATCCTACTGACAAAAAGTATGGTTTCTATGTTGATCTGGGTGCTGCTAAACCTATTGTTGCTGCAACTACTAGTATCCAAGGTGCTGCTCGTGCAGAAGGCTTCCTGAATGCATTTGGTCAAGCGTATAAAGATTATGAGCCTGAATATGCTTACTTAGTGACTTCTCCTGAAGTTCTTGCTTCTATGCGCTCAGCTAACATGGTTGATCAAACTAAAGTTACCGATGGTAATATTACTTTTGACACAATCTTTGGTGGTAAATTCCGTATTATCCAAACTCGTGCTGCACAAGGTTTAACCAATGCAGAATTGACAAAGATTAATACTGGTCCTGGTGTTGATATTGTCGGCACTAAGACTTCCTTTATTGTGTTGCCTGGAGCTATTGCAATGCAAGCATTGGCTGTTCCCGATCAAGTTGAACTTTATCGTGATGCTAACGCTTATAAAGGTGGTGGTACTACTTCAGTTTGGTATCGTTGGGGTTATGTATTGCACCCTGCTGGTTACAACTGGGCTGGTTCACAAGAGAAGTTTCCTTCTGATGCTGAGTATATGTTCTCTGTGTCTGGTGGTACTCCTAGTGCATTAGCAAGTGCTACTTCTGCCATGGCTTCTACTACTGGCACTTGGACTCGTAAGATGAACTCTGCTTTGAGTCTTGGTATTCTTCCTGTATTCCATTCTTAATTAAGGGAGACACTTATGGCACTCGCTAAAGGCACAAATTCCTATGCGACTGTCTCTGAAGCTGATTCTTACTTTGGAGATCGCTTAGATGTAGCAGCTTGGACTTCTGCCTCTGAACAAGATAAAGGCAAAGCGCTTGTTACAGCTACGCTAATCCTTGACGGTTTGGATTGGATGGGAGTTGCTGTAAGTGAAACTCAAGCTCTAGCTTTTCCTAGAAACGTTGCTTATTTTGATCCTCGAATTGGAACTGAAATTACCGTAGGTGGTACTACGGTTCCAGCTCGAGTTATCAATGGAACATATGAATTAGCATATCATTTACTAAATAACGATGGTTTACTCGACGATACAGGTATAGTTACTGACTTACAAATAGGTACAATTAGTCTAAAAACTATTATAGCTCCTAGCAAAATTCCATTTAATGTTCAAAGACTAATTAAGCCGTTGCTTAACAATGTTGCTGCGAACGCTTGGTGGAGAGCAAACTAATGAGCTATAGTGGACTAATCAATACTAATGTTAACCGTGCATTCAACATGGTTAAAGATCTTGCTATTGAAGTCTCACTATCTAAGAAATCAAGTGCGTCATTTGATTTCACAACGGATGTTGTTACAACAGTAGCTACAACGGTCTTAACTAAGGCAGTAATAACCGATGCAACTAAAACTAGTAAAGACAATACAGTCATTAAAAAGATTGCAATGTTAAGTACTAAAAACATCGGGGAAATATCAGGCTATGATGTTCTTAGCTTTGATAACACAACCTGGAGAATTGGTCCAATTATCAATAGTACGCAATTTGTAACAATTGCTGAAATTTATAAGGAGACCTAAATGGGTAAATACGAAAATTTAGAGAAGGATGTTTTTTCTATCTTTGGTAGCACTTCATGGAAAAATGAAAACATAAAAACATTTCCAGTTAACTTTATTGAGTTAACACCTGGAACTGAATTTGTTAGAGTTTCAGTAATTCCTAGTGGAAACGGTATAAACTTAACGTCTATATCTGGTGTACTTATTATAGATATATTTACATCTGCAGGAAATGGACCAAGAAGAACATCTCTTATAGCAGACAAATTAGATTCTTATTTAGTTGGAAAATCTGTATCCACAGTCAGTGGTAATAGCACTCAGTTTAACAAAAGTGCTTTAGCATATTTAGGACTTGATACAGTTAATTCTGCTTTATATAGAGCTACTTACTCAATCCCGTTTAATTATTTTGGAGTTTAAAACATGGCACATATTACCTCAATTGGCGCAGGTATGTTTTCGGATTTGGCTGTTGCAACGCCAACTACCGATTTCTCTGCTTCCGCACTAGCTGCTTTAGATACTGCAGCAGAAATGCAAGCAATTTTTGCTACTGAAATTGATACTGTTGGTGGTACAAAAGCAAGTAACACCTTTACACGTATTAAAAACGTTCGTGAGTTTCCTTCTATGGGCACTCCTCCTAACGTTGTTAACGTTCCAGTTTATGGTTCTAAAACGTCTCAACAGATTCAAGGTCAAGCTGATGCTCCTTCTATGGAAATCACTTTGAACTTTGTTGCTTCTGATTGGGCTGACGAGAATACTAATATTCTTGGTTCTATGGTTGGTGATGGTATCCAGCACGTATTCCGCTTTACGCTGATGAATGCTGCACCTACTGGTTCTGGTGCAACTAAGTTTGCATCTACTGCTGGTGGTGTTGGTACTGTTCAAAACAGCCAATACTATTGGATTGGTAAATTAGAAGCATTGTTAGTTAACCCACAGTTGACTGACGCTAATACTGCTACTATTACTATCACTGTTCAATCTGATTTCTACGGTGCTTTCACCATTTAATTGGATTTAACAATTGGGGGGTGTATTTTGTTAGAATACTTAAATGACAACATTAAAGTTGGCCCTAATTTATATAAGAGATATCATGATACAAAATCAAATTAAACCATTTAGCCA